TGTAATGTATTCTTTAAAAAGAAATAAAAGAGATGTGTATTTATGCAATAAAGATATTGAAAACAATAGAAAAATATACAAACAACCAGTATTACATAAATTGAATTATCAACCCTTGACAACAGCAGGCGAAGTTATAACAGCAGGCACAGAGTATATAAACAGATTAGCTGTATATACTGATATAAAGACAGCACAGAATTTTCATAATGATGATAGATGTTATGTTTTTGTAGAAAAGCCTAATGAATATGATAAATATTGTTCAACTGCTGATTTTTATGTGGATGGAGAACCATTATTTTTTCTAAATCAAGCTAGATTTTATCTACAAAGAATGGTTGGAGAAGAAGAATGAGTAGAAAAATAGTAATTGGGTTAAACCAAGATGAAATATCAAATTTAGCAAGTGAATTAGATAAAATTGCAGAAAAACTTGAAAAGATGGGAGAAAAAGTTGTTGAAAAAGTTTCTAATTTAGCATTAGAAGAAATTCAAAAGAACTTTAATCAATCTGCGTATCAACCATCAGATGGTATGGGGTTCATACAAAAAGGAACAGCCAAAGAAAAGGAAGTTGGAATAGTTGGTTCACAAGCTATATATATGGAATTTCGGAACAGGTACATATGGAGAGCAAAATCCCCATCCACAAATGGGAATGTATGATTTAGAAGGATATAATACAGGAAAAACTATTAGAAGAAATACGAATCCAAATAGCATAGCTAGTCAATTAGGAATACCACAAAATGGTTTGTATTGGACATATAAAGATGAAAATGGTTGGATACATTATACACAAGGTATTCCAGCTCAAAAAATAGTTTATGATGCAAATAAAACTGTTAAAGAAAAATTACCTACAATATTGAAAGAAGCAGTAGAGGAAGTGTTAAAATGATAAGTTTGACAAATCAATTAGTAGAACAATTAAATGAAGTTTTTAGTGGAAGAAATGATACATATAAAGATACACTCATAAAAGAAGCATATAAAGATATACCAAAAGGAAAATATCCTAAAATAATAATAGAAGAGATAAACAATAGTGAAGTTTTTTCTAGGGTTACAAATCAAGGAGAAAGGACAACAGCATTAAGTTATCAAATAACTTGTTATAGTAGAGATACGGAAGAATATGATTATGTAGATAGTGTTAAATTTATGATGGATATAGTTGATGATTTTATATCTCAAAATTATGCTATGAGAAGATTAGGCTCAAGGGCAGTAAAGCCATATATAACAGATAATACCATAATGACTTGCATACAAAGATATGATTGCGTATATGATAGAGATATGCAATTAATTTATAAAAATTAAAAGGAGGAATAAAAATGTCTACAGCAATTTATTTAAGTTCAATAGGAGTTAAATTTTATTATGCAGTTGAAGCAACAAAAGGAACAAGACCAACAACAAAATCTGCATATACAGAATTAGAAGGAATAAAAACAACACCTTCACTAAACCCATCTCCAGATGACCTTGATACAACAACATTAAATGAAACAGAATATAAAACAAGTATTCCAGGTTTAAAGGATTTAGGAGGAGCATTATCATTTACATTTAATATGTCAAATGAATTAATGACAGCATGGGATACATTAATGACATCTTATGAAGCTGGTGTTGCAGCAGAAAAACAAACTTGGTTCTATATCGAAATACCAAATCTAAATAAAGGTTTATATTTTACAGGAATACCAAGTCCAATGGGATTACCAGAATTAAGTGTAAACTCTGTAATTGAGGTAGAAAACTCAATTACACCAACTGGTGCACCAACATTTGAGGACAAACCAACAGGTTCACAATAATAATTTAAGGAGAGGTTTAATATGGGAAAAACAATAGAATTTAAATATAAAAACACAGATTATACTTTAGAGTATAATCGTGATGCTATTAAATTAATGGAGAAGCAAGGATTTGATTTAGAATCATTTACAAAACACCCAATGACAATGGTTGACCTTGCATTTGAAGGTTCATTTTTAATGCACCATGCAAAAATTACAAAAAAAGAAGTCTCTGAAATTTATGATTTATTTACAAAAAAAAGAGATTTAGTAAATCAATTAATAGTAATGATTAATGAAACATATTCAAGTTTATTTGAAGATAATAATGAAGATGATTCAAAAAACATAGAATGGAAGATAGGTTAGAAATATTTCATAATAACCAAGTAGAGCATATCTTCCTATATAAAAAGTTTGAAGAATTGTGTCCATTTTATATGTCTATTGGTATGAGCTATAAAGAATTTTGGGAAGGTGATGTTACTTTAACTAAAGTTTATTTAGCTTCATATAAAATAAAAGAAAAAAGAGAATATGGTACTATGAAATGGCAAAATTGGGAACAAGGCTTGTATATATATGAGGCGTTATGCGATGTGTCTCCTATATTACGAGCCTTTTCTAAATCAAAAAAGCCTCTACCATATCCTGAAAGACCTTATGGGATGGAAGGAGATGAAAAAAAGAAAAAAGAAGAAAAGTCCAAGAAAAAACAAGAAAAACAAAAAGAATTAGAGCTGTATAGAGCACAAATATTCTTTAAAAATTGGGCTAAAAATACAAGTAATCATTTTAAACAGCAGGAAGGAGGCAAAGAATAATAAATGGCAAGAGTAATACAAGATGAAGTTACTTTTACAATAAAATCACAAGCAGATGATGCAGCAAAATCTGTTAAAACTTTATCGGGAGAGTTAAAAAGTTTAAATACTGTATTAAAAGGATTAAGTATAGCTGGCTTTTTGAAGGAGATGAAATCATTAGGTTCTACAATATATAATTTTGTTGAACAAACAAGTAATGCAATTGAAACAATGAATGAATTTAGAACTGTAATGGGAAGTTCAACAGAGGCAGCTAATGAATTTATTGATAAAGCCGATAGATTATTGGGGTTAGATCCGACAAAATTACAAAGTGCATTAAGTACATTTCAATCTTTAGGAGAGAGTTTTGGTGTGTCTAGCGATAGAGCATATAAAATGAGCCAAAATTTAACCCAATTAGCTGCTGATATGTCATCATTCAAACATATATCATTTGACCAAGCATTACAAAAAATTAAGTCAGGATTTGTTGGAGAAATAGAACCAATGAGAGCAGTTGGTGTGGCATTAGACAAAGTAACATTACAAGAAACAGCATACAAACTTGGAATTGAACAAAGAATTGATACAATGACAAGAGCTCAAAAGACAGAATTATTGTATTATCAGATGTTGACATCTACAACTCAAATGCAAGGAAATTTAGCTAGAACATTATTAAGCCCTGCAAATGCGATAAGACAAATACAAACAGAATTTACGAAATTAGGCAGAGCAATAGGAAGTATATTTATTCCAATGTTAATGAAAGCAGTTCCATATATAAGAGCTATTACAGAATTAGCAACAGAAGCAGCACAGGCAATAGCAGCTATGTTTGGATTTCAACTTAGTGATTATGAAACTGATATAAGTAATGTAGGCACAAGTTTAGTTGGTGTTAGTGATGGAATAGAAGATATTGGAGACGCAGCAAGTGGAACGACAAAAGAATTAAAGAAAATGCTTATGCCTTTTGATGAATTAAATAATATTAACTTTAATACTGGTGGTGGTTCTGGAGCTGGAAGTATAGGTGGAATTGGTGGAAGTTTAGGAATTGATTTACCAGAATATAATATGTTTAATGAAGCTAGCGATGAAATGAGAGATCAAATTGACAAAATAAAAGAGTCTTTAAAAGCATTAGTTCCTGTAATTAAGAATGTAGCTATGACATTAGCAACATTATGGGTAGTAAAAAAAATATTAGATTTTATTATGTATTTAAGCAATGTAGCATCTGCATTTTCAAATCTAATTGGCATATTAAAGAATGTCAAAACAAAATTTCTTGAGAATTGGCAAACAATTGCAAGAGTTGCTTCTGCAATTGCAGGTGTTGTTTTATCTATAAAAGGTTTTATAGATATGAACGAAGTAATGCAACAATCATTTAGAGATGGTTATTTAGACGGTCAAAAATTTGCTGGAGCATTAACTGAAATTGCTGGTGGTTTTGCTTTAGTAGGATATGCAATTACTGGAACTTTAAAAGGTGCTTTAATTGGTGGTGTTATTGGTTTGGTAACAGGACTAGTTCAAGCATTAATGTCAGTACCAAAAGAAGCGAATGAATTTAAGAAGAGTGCCGAAGAATTAAATAAAGTTGTATCAGAACAAAAAGAAGC